TCCTCTGGTTAATACATCAAACTGCTGCTTAACATATTTCTTATTTTGAGGTTTTACATTTCTTTTAAAAGAGTTCCAGGCCTGATCAAATTTGCCGCCTTTCCTGGTTAATGTACTATTTCTTTTATACAGATTAAATTTCATAATTTACCTTTCTAATCAAACTTCCCATCTGTGCAGCTTGGACTTGTATCAGTAAGTGTTAGGTTTTCGGTTAGCCAGTAATGGCTCTTCCCCCATGTACCCTCTATCGTGTCACCACTATTGTAAATTCTAACTTTTAAATAATCGTTTTCTTCTAAACAAACAAGCCCTGAATAATGATTACTTTTATATAAAACTCCTGAGAAATCAAAATTTTCAAATCTAGCAAAACCTAGAAATTCAGACCCATTACCTTGCACATCTAAATCAAATCTTCCACTCCCATAACCATTAACTAAAAGCGATAAATTAAATACTCTAGTATCGGCACAAGTATAGGTTAGATACCAGTTTGTGCTACTTCCTAAAGTAAAACAGCTTCCAGTATCAAATAATTCAGTATCTAACTGAAATACATTATTTGTGTTAGTGTAATCAGCTGATATATAGCCGAAAAATTCCATAGGTGTTGAACCACCACCAGCAGTTATAGTAACTGTTGAGCCAGTTGCACTTGTAGTTATACCACCAGAACCAACAAAGGTTACAGTATCGCCAGATGATCCAGCTGTAACAGTTCCAGATGTAGTATCCACAACACCAAATGAATTGCTTGGACTTGCTGTGGTGTCAATGTTTCCCCAAATGCCACCAGAGTTAACATATTGTACGTTTGTACCATTCCAGCGTATTGAACCAACTGTAGATGTTGTAGAGTTACCAAGCTGCACACCACCATTAATATTAAAATCTCCAGCACTATCTTTCATTATTACTGTACCAGTATGAGTTCCACCAACATCTTGCCAGTTAGCTATAACATCTTGGCTAAAAGCGTGTTGCTGTGTAAGTGTGTAGTTAGTTCCTGATTTAAGGGCCATATTGCCAGTAAAAGTACCAGTTGATGATACTGTACAGCTATCAGCACTTGCACAATTTGAACTACCTGGAATACTCATTACTAAAGCCATGATTGATAAAACCATAGCCAGAGTTACTATATTGTTTTGGCTAATATTTATATTTTTATAATTCCAATTTTTTATTCTGTTTAGCATTTTTATTACCTCATTATTGCTGGTAGTAGATCAGTATACGGGCATGACAATCGTGCCATTATTAATCCCAGTAATACTGATCCACTTATTATTATTATTAAATTTTTAAAACTTCTTGTAAATTCCATTATCTTCTGAATGGTAAAAATTGCAGTATAGCTGCTGCTGTTTTTATTCCAGCAAACATTATGTATGCACTTAATACACCAAGCCATACATATCTGATTATTCCGAATGATCCATTGTTCAACCATGAATAATCTAGCGTTAATGATTTTAACCAACTCATAAAAGTAAACGGCGCCATTAAGATATTGCCACCGAAGCTAGAACCGATTGGATTGTTTTCCCCCAGTTGAACATCTGACAATGATAAACTTGTAACTTGCATGGATTGATTTAATTGATTAGCACTATCAGTTAATCCAGTAGTTTGCATAATCATATCTATAAATGCAGCGCCCACAACAATAAGTGAGAAAAATAATATAGGTGTCCAGCTATTCATTTAAAATCCCTCACTTAAAAACTTACTTGATCCATACGTTGCCACCAAAATAAAGATAATTATTAATACATACCATATAGCATAAAAATTATTTAAATATCCTAAATACATAACAACACCATAACTAAATATGGCTAATGGTATGGTTCTGGTAGCCAGTAAAATAATGCTTGATACGATCATGGCCAAAACTGCAAACAATCCACCAAAGGTCATTTGTCTAGGTAACCCAGACGTTGTAGCAATAGAATTTAGCATTGGATAAAAAGGGAAGTTAGAATTTTCATTACCTACAACAGCTAAACCAGAACTTAATGTATTAACAACTTGTATATCAGCTTGTGGATTATCTACTAATTGTTGTAATCCAATTCCAGTAGCACTAGCAATAGTTATACTATAATTTTGTGGTCTATTTAAAGAATATGTAGCATGATGATTATTGTTAGATACATCTAAAATTGAGCCAGTATAATATGGTGTTAATGCTTCAAGTTCTTTAACATCTGTAGGATCAAAATTATATCTTAATTCAATATCATTTGTGGTTGTTATGTTTTTACTAATTTGAGCATTTAAAATTTCAACTTTTCGTAATCCATTACCCATTGTTATCTCTGAATTATAACTGCTCATACTTGCTTTAGTTCCAGTAGCTACTGAAACATCATCTACTAATAATGTTATATCTGGAGCAATATATTTACCTTTTAAATTGTATCTATTATTAAATGTGCTTGTACTTGCCCTAACCTTTGTATCTTCAATTTGAATGAAGTTATACATTACTCCTTGTTCACACTCAACGCCCAAAGCATAACCAGTATTGCTATCCCACCGATCAATTATAAAACCACTATCAGCACTTGGTGTGCCTAGTGGACAAGTAAAACCAGATGTACCAGTTAAAACAACGTCAGCTTCTAAATTAAAATTATCAGTTAAATTAAAATTAGCATTATTTGGAATAGTAATTACATCATCAGTTGATGTTGAATTATTGTAAAAATAAAAACCATTATCACGCCATGCTGTTTGATTAACATTACCTATATAAAATTCCATATTTTTTAAAGTAACTATTGGTAGACTTGGCATTACAAACCACCAACCAGCACTAGCTGTGCTGCTTAATGATTGGCTCATATAATTAATTGGATTATAAGTATCATCACTTGATAACGCTTGGCTTCCAAAATTATCTACATAATTTAAACTTGTCATACCCTCTGGATTAAAAGGTATTCTTACTGGAGAATACGTTTCACTTGCTCCATTATTTTGAATAGTAATACCAATCCTCTTGCAAAAATCACTTGGATTAACACTAGCACTTGCACAATTATTGCCATTGTAAAAAGCATAGAAAAGACAAAAAATAGCAAACAACACTAACACGCCATAACTTAGATATGGACTTGCTTGTTTAAGTTGTAAATTAAATAATTTCAATTTGGCATTTTCCTTGATATAAATATTACTAAACCAATCATTAATACAAATAATCCAGCAGCTATTTGAGTTAATATTTGTGGAGCCAGGAAAACACCAGCTATTAATGGTGTAACAAATCCTATAGTTGCTCCCATAAAATTACTTCCAGATAATAAATACATACCAGAACCAGTTATTAAACTCATCATAATAAATAGAAAACCCCAAAACAAATAACCACTCATACCAAAATACTGTTTGGCAACTTGATCCCCAGCTAAATAAATACTAGATGTGTATGTACCAGTATTGGCTTCTGATAATAAATCCCCAGCTAAAACTGGTGTTGAAAATGGAACTGGAGTACCAAAAATATTTAACAAACCAACAGCAAACAATTCTGGTATTACTTGTTGTAGTTTTGGACTGACACGCCTAGTTATATAAACTCCAGATCCAGTAACCTTGCCAGTATTAGTAATAAGCGTTTCAGTCGGCAAATTTGTATCTAGTTCAATATCAATTATTTGATCTTGTAGGTATTTTGTCATTCTAGCTTTATATGTATCTTCAACATCTACTACAGCTTGAGTTGAAATAACTATATCAGCACAATGAATACCAACATGGGTACTTAAACTATCAATACATATTTTTGACCCATCATCTGATAATTCTTGTAATGTTTTTCCATCTGGTAAATCATCAACATTTAAGCCAGTTAGCGTATCTCCAATAACTGTTAATGGTTCTGTGTAGTTGCTTCCATAAGTTGTACCAGAATTATCATAAATACCAATAGTTAATAATGTTGAATTTAAGGTATCAGGATAAGTACATTTAATTGTTGAAGTACCAGTTGTGGTTGTGCAACCAGTTATATCTTCTAAATGATTGTACCAAATGGATTGTGGAAGATTATAGCGAACAGCAAAAATATAATTTACGTTTGTTGGTGGGTCGTATATTTCTGTAAAAGCTGTGGCACTATCTATAGATATTGGAGTATCAGCACTAGCTAAATTTGGAGCATAAAAAGTAACAACTATTGTTGCTACAATCATTAAAAGTTTTTTCATTAATTCCTATGATTTTGTAAATACCAATTCCCATAACAATATTAATGAAAACAACGCTAGAGTAATACAAGCAAAAATGAGAATGGAAAATGATAATGTAGGAATTTTGCCTACTAGATCCATTGTTATTGTAAACACACTAAGTGTTAAAAATAATGAAAATAGTGAACTATATCCTAAATTAAGCATTTTCCATATCTCCTTTATAATGGACTGGTTTTAGTTACCAGCGCCACCTTTTTTAGCTGCAACGTAAGCTATCAATCCTGCGATCGAAACACCGCCAATTACTGCTACAAGCGGTATCAAAGTTATGATACTAGCAACTGCTGGGAATGTAGCAGTTAATCCAGCTACAGCTAGTACAGCTTGTGTAGAAGTTATGATTGTCGGGTAAATAGCCAAAAATGCGACTAAAGTGATGACCGCAAAGATCACCGCTGTTATATTTCTAAGCATAATTTTTTTTCCTTTTTGATTTGTTTAATGTTGTTTCAACCTAAACTTTACCAAGCACACCAGTTGTGCTAAGAAGCCACAACATACTTATAACAAGAACACCCAGAACAATTACCATCGGAATATACTGCATTACATTTGAAGTTGTCTGATCAACACCAGACGCTAAACCAAAATAGTTTATGTCAAATATATAGCTGGTACTAGCAGTTAACCCAGTTATAGTAATTTTAGTTCTATCGTTGTTCAGAGTAGTCTGATCTGTTCGATCTACTGAACTAGGACTTGTTTCTAGGACTGACCCACTATTAACTGATATATCACTATATTGTGATGTTTCAGTTAAATTAATTTCACATTGAGTAACACCAACACCAGTTGTGCAAGTTGAAACATTACTATCTGTAACGCTTCTAGTTCTTGCTGCTTCAGTCTGGGTGTTAATACTTGTCATTGTTCCAGTTGAAACAATTAAAGCTATCGCCATAAAACCGATTGTAGCCATTCCTTTTAATAACATACCAAATTTACCTCATTAATATTGTTAGAATTATATTTTATAGGTAGCCACTATTATTACAAGACACATCAGCAAATGTTAAGAATAGATAACCTATATACTACCCTAAAGGGTAGTAGTAGAAATATATATCAAGCATATGGTTTTTATTAATTAGTGTGCTAAGATTACTTGTGTATATATATCCCTAAGTATTAAGGAAGTTAATTACATGACTAGCAACTTTGGAAGCCCAGATGATCAAATAAATAGAGATATAACAGCTAGAATGGGCAACCCAATGTTCAACCAGTCTAATCCATTTGATCCAAAACTGTTTGTAACACCACCTAAAGATTTAATCCAGGCAGCTGTAATGGCTAATAGAAATCAAATGCAAGTAATAGATGCTTGTAACGTAATGGCTAAAGTTAATCAGAGAGAACTAAAAAGAATAAAACATTCTAATAAAAAATTAACTGGTAAATTAAACACCAGAAGCAAATCAGCTGCAATTATAAAAGAGTTTGATATTAGATCTAGATCAATAGATCATTTAGCTGTTAACTATGCAGCACAAACAATGACGTTTATTCCTCCCCAGCAAGATAAAAAGAAAAAAGACTTAGATCAATTATGAGCCTAACAACAATTAATTTTAAAAATGACAAATCAGTTGTTTTTAATAAATCTAAAATAATACAAAATCAATTAATTTTTATTGATGAAAGTCAAAGTTATTTTTTAGATATTAACCAAGTTGGTTTTTTTAATAACCCTATTGTTTTTGGATTGCTTGGAAAAAAGAAAACTACAGCAGTAACTATTAACAGCAATCAAGTTAATTTATTAAACCCCATAACACAAAGTGAAAATCATTTTGTGGTTGATAGTGAAGCCTTTGATTTACAAGATCATATAGAAGATAAGATTGTTGAAAATACATTAATGCAAACTGAAAAAAAACCTAAATCAGTTGATAAAATAACAATGTATCTTGGAATAGTTCTAGTTATTGGTGCTGCTACAGTAGCTATGCTTGGTTTGGTGGTGGTTTTCCCATATATATCCAGTAAGTTATGAAGTACCAAGATTATTTAGATGAATATATAAAAAAAGGTTCTTTTTTAAAAATACTAAATAAAAAAGATATATTTTTTAATGATAGTACAAGTATTGTTTTAACTGCTGCTATTGGATTAATGTTTTTACTTATTTTGCTATCTCTTTATATAACCCAGATCAGTATGATGTTTGGTAATATAATGCTTGTAATTTTCTTGGCCTTGTTTTCCTTAATTGGATATCTTTTTTTATCATCAAGATTTACAAAGGTTTTAATAGCTTATGAAAAGGAAAATGTTGTCAACTGGGAATTTATAATAATTCCTAAAGAAATTGATTTAACTATTTCTGAAAAACATTCAAAAATGATTGGAAAAAAATTAATTAAAGTTTTAGTAAAAAGAAACAATAATTATTTTGGTTATGATCCATATTTTTTTAATGATGAAATACCAGTAAACCCACAAGAGTTAGCAGCTATTACTGAACAATCTAGTATTCAAAGATTAACAACGTATGTAGAAACAAGCACTAAAAAAGAAATATTTGAAAAGGGATTATTGTTAATCATTCTTGGTGGAATAGGATTTTTAATATTTGTTTTATCTAGTGAAATTATGGCTAAAATTTAATGACAACAGATCACAGAGTATCCCCAGAGATACAAAAACTAATAAGCAAAAATACAGCTGCAACTGATTGGATACCAGCAGCAGTATTAAATCAATCATCAGTAGTTATTGTAAAAGGTGTCCGGGGATCAGGAAAAACATTATTTTCTGCAATTTGCATGTATCATAAATGGAAGTCTGGCTATAAAGTTTTTCATAATGGAGCGTTAAAATTCGGAGAAGAATTAGATATAGCTGATATGCTTTCCTATACTGTAGAAAATGATCTCCAGGACTGTTTTATATTTATAGATGAAGCACAAGTTGTATTTGACTCCTGGTCTGGTGGAGCAACCTATTTAAAAAAGCTAATTCACTACATAACACAATTAAGGCATAAAAACATTAATCTTTATATGACAACTCAATTTGTAAGTGATTTAACAGCTAGATTAAGACAACAGGTTGATTATGTTATATCCCCAGCTTCTTATATGAGAATTTATACAACTGGAGTAAAAAAGGGAATGATTAGAAGCCACAGAATAAACAGCTATTATACATCTACAGAAAATACACCATTCGGATTTTCACAACAATATTTACCAGTAATTTATAATGCAGAAGATTTCTATAAAATTTATGACACTATGAGTATGATAGATCACAGCGAATTAGAAGAATTTACTAGCGATAAGGTAAGAGAGAATATAGAAGCACAAAGAGAATTTCATGTACAACAATGGTTAAAAGAAAAAATTATTCCAGTACATTCTGGAAAAAAAGTACCAGTAATGGCTTTATGTAACAAATGGAATGAAGATAGTGGAGATATTATAGAAAGTAAGCATTTTGCAAAACTAATAAAAGCTATGGGTCTAAGTGTTAAGAAAAAAGGGAGATCACAACAGAACGCTATTCATTTACCAAATGATGTTTCAGATTTAAACCTAACGCTTTAACAACTGGAACGCTAACGGCGTTGCCCATTAATTTGTATCTAGCAGTATCAGATAAACCAGCTGTATAATTATCATTAAAACCCTGTAATCGTTCACACTCAACTGGTGTTAATCTTCTATACATATTATCAACTTCATAATAACCTTGTTTGCCACTACCACTTCCTGCCAATAAAGTTGTAGCTAAGCCTTTGTCAGAATAAATATTACCTGATTGAAAACCACTTGGATAAATATTGCCAACTGTAATTAAATTCCTATCTTTATAATTACCAGCTGAATGACCAGGAGATTGCAGTGTTTTTAAAATATTTTTGTTTTTTGAAAGTTGTTTTTTAGTAGACTTTTCACTTGTGTTGTAGATAGGTAATATTTTTGGTGTACTTGTTTCTGTAATATATCCGATAAAATATATGCGTTCTCTGTTTTGTGGTAACCACCAGCTTGTATTAATAAGTTGCCATTGTGCATTATACCCAATGTCGGCAACTGTTCTAAGTATGTATTCAAAGTCCTTTCCATTGTTAACTGAAAAAAGGTTTTTGACGTTTTCAAAGATAAAATATTTAGGTTTACACCATGCGATAATTCTAATTGCTTCATTAAATAAGCTGCTCCTGGCACCTGACAATCCTTTTTGTGATCCAGCAACTGAAATATCTTGACAAGGGAATCCGAATGTAACCACGTCAATTTTAGGTAATTTTTTTTCATTGATGTTGTTGATATCTCCCAGTTCAATGGAATTTGGGAATTGTTTTTTATATACTTTAATTGCATTTTTATCTATCTCACTAAAAAAGGTTTTATCAAATTTTATTCCAGCTTCTTTTAATCCAAGATGAAAACCACCAGCACCACTAAACAAATCTAAATAATTCATTTAAAAACTAAATAATTCTGGTTGTATTTTCATATCTATATCAATACATTCATAATTTTTATTATTCCCTTTAGGGTAATCTAAATGTTCATATTTTAAATCTTCTAGCATTGCTTTTTTTTCTTTTTTACTACCTAATAAATATAAATATCTATATGTTGGTTTTAATTTTTCTGTTTTTATAATTTTTCCTTTTGTGTGTATACCTCTTCTTACATCAAAAGTAGAACCATTTTCAAAAGTGTATTTATTTTTATTAGTAGATTTACCTGTATATATCCAATTAGTAGCCTGATATATATAACCATGATGATTATTGTTAGGATCAGCATAAGAAATTATAGCTAATGGTTTTGGTAGTAATTTTAAGCAGTTGCTAAGAAAATAACTTAATAAATTTTTTTCTTGATTACTATTTATAACAAGTCTGTTTAATTCTAATGTTCTAACTTTATAATTATTAAAAATACAATCCCCATTATTAAATTGCCTGTTCATTGGACTGCCAAAAGTAGCAACACCAAGAATATTGTAATTTTCATCAATTAATCCATAACCATAAGAAACACCCGAAAGCCTTTTAGCATAGTGTTTTTTTAATAACCATTTTCTATATTCATGATTTAAAAGTTTTCTAACTGTGTAATTTTTCATTTTTTTAACCAAGTTCTATCAGCTACTTTTTTATATTTAAAATATAGTTTTATTTTTTCAATTAAATTATTCAATATTCCACTTATCACTATTTAATTCATTTGTTTTCAAATATAGCTGCGTGATCACAATACTGGAATGGCCCAGAAAAGATTGGAGTTCATTTATAGGCACACCATTTAATAAAAAGTAGTGTGCTGCTGAATGTCTGAATGTATGACAACCTATATTAAATTTTTTTTCCTCATACCAATCTTGCAGTTTAGCTTTTCTTTTAATGTGTTGTGAAACAGCTTGTCTAGTTATTGGTAATTTAGTAATTCTGGATTTTAATTTTTTTTCTAATGTTTTATTAGTAATTCTTACAGCACGTGTTTTAGACCCTTTGCCAGTTAATACTATGCGTGGGTATGGTTTATTCTTTAAAATGGTGTGTTTGTGTATGTTTAACGCTTCTGACACCCTAAGACCACAATAAAACATTAGCATTAATACCAATTCCATATTCTCATTGTATGTAGAAGCTATTAAGTCTTTTATTTCACTATGTGTTAAATAATGATCTACTTTAATTGTCATTATGCTTATCTTTATTTTCAAGATTATGCAAGTAGTCTAAATCATATTTTACCATAATAAATTTTCTATAAAATATATTTTCATCTGCTAAATATTTAATATGTTTTTTTAATTCTCTAATTTCTTTTTCGTATTTTCTCATAGTTTCACAATGCTTATAAATTAATTGTGATTGATATTTATTTTGTTCTTCTAAATTCATTGTGCTTCCTTATTTATCAATTTAGTTAATTTCATGTTTTTTACTCCTCATTATAAACTTAACGTCTATCGTGCCATCATGATTTGGCTCATAAGCAAACTTACCATTAAATTTATATTTGAATGGACTTCTTTTTAGCCAATTATATAAATCTTTTTT